GCACGCCCGCCGTGTTGTTACCATATCAGCAAAAATGGTGTGCTGATACCACCGCTGTGAAAGTTTGCGAAAAGTCACGGCGTATCGGTCTATCTTGGGGTGAAGCCGCCGACACCGCACTTTTGGCGGCGTCTCAGCAAGGCATGGACTCTTGGTACATCGGCTACAACAAGGAGATGGCGCTGGAGTTTATCCGCGACTGCGGAAACTGGGCAAAAGCCTACGGATTGGCGGCGGGTGAAATAGAGGAAACCGAAGAAATCTTTAAGGAAGGCGACGAAGAAAAAGCGATTTTAGCCTACATCATCCGCTTTGCCAGTGGTTGGCGTATCACCGCGCTATCCTCCCGCCCGTCTAACTTACGGGGTAAACAAGGGCGCGTGATTATTGATGAAGCCGCGTTCCACGAGGATTTGGCGGAGTTGATGAAAGCGGCGATGGCGCTTTTGATGTGGGGCGGTCAGGTGCATATCATCAGTACCCACAATGGTGTGGATAATCCGTTTAATGAGCTGATAAGCGACGTTAAAGCAGGCAAAAAACCCTATAGCCTGCACACTATCCCATTCGACGAAGCCATCCAAGACGGGCTTTATCGCCGCATTTGCCTGCGCTTGGGGCGTGAATGGACGCAAGAAGCCGAAAACGCCTGGGTGGCAGAAATCCGAGCCTCTTATGGCGACGCGGCGTCCGAAGAGTTAGATTGTATCCCGCGCAACTCGGGCGGTGCATGGCTTACCCGCGCGCTGATTGAAAGCCGTATGAGCAAAGATACCCCGCTCATCCGCTTAACCAAAAACGACGAATTTAGCCTGATTGACGAGCCGGTGCGCTATGCGGAAATTGAGGAATGGTGCGAAGAAAACCTGCTCCCGGTGTTGCAAGCCTTACCGAACGGACAACGTAGCTACATCGGCGAAGACTTTGCACGGAGCGGTGACTTGTCGGTGATTTGCGTGGGGCAGGAACAGCCCGATTTGACCTTGAAAGAAGTGCTGGTACTGGAAATGTCCAAAGTGCCATTTAAGCAACAGGAACAAATTTACTATTACATCGGCGACCGCCTACCGCGCTTATCCAAAGCGGCCAATGATGGACGCGGAAACGGGCAGTTTTTATCCGAGGCGGCATTTGACCGTTACGGGCAAGTCGTTGAATCGGTAATGTTAAGCGAGTCATGGTACGCCCAACATGCGCCACCATTTAAAGCTGCGCTCGAAGACGGCACCTTTCACGGTATCCCGCGCCACGCGGATATGCTCGATGATTTACGCGCATTCCAAGTCATTAAAGGCACACCGCGAATCCCCGACAAACGCACCACGGGCACCAGTGGCACGCAACGCCACGGTGACGCAGGCATAGCTAAACTCTTGCTCTATTACGCCTATCGCACTGACGAGGGATTTGAAATTGACTTTAAAGCAGGCAAACGGCGCGATACGGCGGATTTATTCGGCACAAGTGCGGGATTTTCCGCGCATGGATTTGGTACGGTGCGCGGACACAATAATTTTAGAGGATATTAATTATGGGCATTAAAGATTGGTTTAAAAGTAAAAACAAAAAACCGGAAACCAACCGCGCTATCGCAAGCACCGGTGACGGGCAGGACATCACCAAAGCCTACATTGGCGAGCTGGCACAGCCCGAAGATGGCGTTCTCCGTGGACGCGGCAACAGCGACCTGTCGCTTTACGAGAAAGTGTTAAGCGATGAGGAAGTCAAACGTACTTTTACCCAACGCCAAGATGCGCTAGTCTCCCGAGAGTGGACGGTAGAGCCGGCAAGCGACGAACCGCAAGATGTGGAAGCGGCGGATTTTATCCGTAACTGGGTGGCAGAAATCGGCTTTGATCGCATTACCAAACTAATGCACTACGGTATTTTTTACGGCTACGCCGTAGCGGAGCTGGTGTATCGTGTCAATGATGACGGTAAATATGTGGCGGACGTCAAAGTGCGCAATCGTCGCCGCTTCCGCTTCACGCCTAAAGGCGAGCTGCGCCTGCTTACCCGCGCCAATCAAACCAGTGGCATTGAGTGTCCGGCGCCGTATTTTTGGAGTTTTTGTACCGGTGCCGACCACGACGACGAGCCGTACGGTATTGGCTTGGCACACTGGCTTTACTGGTTGAGCTTGTTTAAACGTAACGGTGTCAAATTTTGGCTGATTTTTTTGGAAAAATTCGGCATGCCGACGGTGCTTGGGCGTTACGGTAAAAACGCCAGCGAAGCCGACCAGAAAAGACTATTAGAGGCGATAGAATCTATCCAGTCCGACAGTGGCATTGCGTTGCCGTTAGATATGCCTATTGAGCTGTTAAGCCAAGGGCGCACCGGTAACGGATCTTACAAAGAGCTATTTGATACCATGAACGAAGGGATCCAACGTGTCGTCTTGGGGCAAACCTCCTCATCAGGTGGCACGGCAGGACGTCTCGGTAATGACGATTTACAGGAAAAAGTACTGGAATCCATTATCAAAGCAGACTCTGATGTCATTTGCGAATCCTTTAACCGTGGCCCGGTGACCTGGCTAACTGAAATGAATTTTACCAATGCTCGCCCACCACGTGTGTTTAGAGTATTTGACGAGGCGGAAGATTTAAAAGAAAAAGCCAATCGTGACAAGATTATATTTGAAACTACCGGCTACCGTCCGACTTTGGGGCAAATCCAAGCGTCCTATGGTGGAGAGTGGGAAAAGGCAGAATCCCTGAATAATGATGCCCTGGCACCAAAAGAACCTGCTAAGAAAACGGCAGATTTTGCGGGCGAAACGGAAAAAGACATCCCGGGTCACATGGTTGATCAGCTCGACAATAATCTTGCACCGGTGATTGATAACTGGGTGAGCCAAGTGCGGGCGTTAGCTGAGCGCGCGGAATCTTTAGAGCAACTGCGCGATGAGCTGTTAACTTTGATGCCGGATATGAGCCTGGAACAATACACGGCCGCTATGGCGCTAGCACTCAATGCGGCGAATTTAAGCGGGCGCGAAGCGGCGGCAAGCGAGGCAAACAATGAATAAAGCGACTTACGGGAGCGTGCCGTTTAACGAGCAAATTGAATTCTACAAGCGAAAAATCCCGACCCCAACCGCCACATGGACGGACATTTACAACGCTGAGCATGATTACGCGGCGGTGGTTGCAGGCGCCAATCGCCGTGAAATCATTGAAGACTTTGCCGCCGCCATTAACGACTTTATCGCTAACGGCAAAACGTTAGAGGATTTTCGCAAGGATTTTGACAATATCGTTGCCAAATACGGGTGGGACTATCACGGCGGGCGCAACTGGCGCAGCCGCGTAATTTATGAAACCAACCTGCGCTCAAGCTATCAGGCGGGCAGATACGCCCAACTGCAAGAGCTTAAAGATGTGATGCCGTACTGGGAGTACGTCCACAGTGACGCGGTAAGCCATCCGCGCATTGAGCATATGCACTGGGATGGTTTAATTTTGCGCCACGATGATCCGTGGTGGCAAACCCACTTCCCCATTAACGCGTGGGGCTGTCAATGCACCGTGATTGGGCGTAGTCAAGCCTACATGGACCGCAACGGACTCAAAGTGGATAAGGCACCAAAAATTGAGTGGGAGGAGCGCATTGTCGGCGCACGCGGCTTGAATCCGCGGATTGTTAAAGTGCCGAAAGGTATCGACCCCGGCTTTGAGCATATTCCCGGCGCATCACGCTTAACTAGCCAAACCCCGCCGCCGTTAGACAATGACGGACAACCGCGCCGCGTGGCGTTTTACCCGCACCGCAAAGATACACCAATCCCAATGCCGACCCCGCGCAAGGTATCCAGTAGTTTATTATTGCCGGAAGGCAAGGAAGACGGATTTTACATTAACGAGTTTTTATCTGAGTTTGGCGCGACGCAGGAAAAACCCGCGATATTTAAAGATGTGCTGGGTGAAAGTCTGGTGATTAGTGACGCCTTGTTTACCTCGCGCAGCGGTCACTCCAAACTCAAAAAACGCGGGCGTGAGGTATATCTGAAGATTTTGGCGTTAGCGTTGAAAACGCCTGACGAAATCTGGACGCGTGCTGAGTATCATCACCACTTGAATTTAACCACCGTACGCCGTCGCTATATTGCTCGTTTTGAGTTAGACGACAGCGGACACAATGTGCCGGCATTGGCGGTGTTTGATGTGGGCAGTGACGGTTGGGATGGCGTGACCATATTTGCGCCGGAAAAGGACGAGTATTTAGAGCAGGTGCGAACCGGTGTAATGTTGTATTACCGGGACGACGAAGACTAAAAAACTCACCCGCCGCCACAAGTGAGTCTCGCCGGGTGTGGGATTGGAGGTCCTGGCGGGGACTGCCCACCCGATGCGCTAAAATCAATATAGGACAAAATATGACCGCAGTCAACATCGAATTAGATATTAATGAGCTCACCCGTGTGCTGGATAAAGCGGTGGCGCGTTTAAGTCGCCCCAAGTTGATGTTTGCCGAAATGGGCGAAGAGTTATTAGCAATCCATTTTGCCCGGTTTGTTGCGCAGAAAGCCCCTGACGGTACGCCGTGGACGCCTTTGCAGGATTGGTATCGTGACACCAAGAAGAAAAACGCCGACAAAATTTTAACCCTTAATGGGCATTTAAGTGGTACACTGCGCTACCAGGCAAGCGATACTGGCGTAGTGTTTGGGTCTGACCGCCCCTATGCGGCAATCCATCAATTCGGCGGAACGATTACCGCAAAAAATGCCAAAGCGTTAAATGTGCAAGGGCGCCCGGCGAAAAGCGTGACGATTCCTGCCCGCCCATGGCTTGGATTATCCATCGATGATGAGCAACGATTGCTTGATATTGCCCGCAAACACCTAAAAAACGATTTTAACGCGTAAAACGCGCTTACAGGCGTTTTAAACGAAAAAACGATAAACTATACCTCGAATTCGTTTTAGCGTGTTTATAAACGTTTATAAACACGCTAGAAACGATAATCCCCCTCTAAATAATCCTGCATTTGCAAAATTACCCCGTTTAATAATTCCAAACGCGGAAAAAATACAAAATTTCACACTCTCGGCATACTGTGTCCATAAAACACACATCCGAGGTTATTTACCAGTGAAACTCACCAAAATGGAAATTATGCGCGTCGGCACCCATACCGCAATGGACGGGCGCGAAATTAGCTTTTCGCAATCTGCGTTAGAAGATTTGAGCGCGCAATATGATCCAAAACTATTCGAATCGCCGATTGTTATCGGTCACCCCAATCTCACCGCTCCGGCTTACGGCTGGGTGAAACAGACCAGCGTGGAGGAAGGCATACTTTACGCCCACGTGGGACAAGTTGACGCGGCCTTTGCCGAAGCGGTGAATGCCGGACGCTACAAAAAGCGTAGTGCATCCATTTTTCTGCCGGAGACCCCCGGCAACCCTAAACCCGGTCATCATTATTTACGTCATGTGGGCTTTTTGGGCGCAGTGCCGCCTGCGGTGAAAGGCTTGGCAGACGTAAACTTTGCCGAAAGCCAAGGCGGCGACAATGCGTTTGCCGACTTTGCCTTTGACGAATCCGACTCTGCTAACCCATCAACACAGGAGAAAACCATGACAGAAGCAGAACAAAAAGCCGCCATTGAAGCCGCCGCCGCAAAATTGGCAGCCGATGAAGTGGCGAAAAAAGAAGCCGACTTTGCCGCACGTGAAGCCGCTATTGCGGAACGCGAAGACAAAGTCAAAGCCGCTGAGAACGAAAAGGCCAAAGCGGAAGCAGAAAAACAGAAAAAAGAAGCCACTGATTTTGCCGATAACTTAGTGAAAGCGGGCAAGGTCTTGCCGGCACACAAGGCGGCATTGGTTGAAGTGATGGTACAACTGGGTAACGCGCCGGTTTCATTTTCTGACGGCTCACAAACCGTCTCTAAATCGTCCATTGACGTATTAAAAGACGTGCTCAACGCTAAACCGGTGGACTTTTCGGAAAAATCCGGCGAGCCGGGCGAAAAAGACAAAGACGCGGTGGACTTTGCCGACGGTGCGTCTATCGCCAGAGCGGCCACCGCATATCAAACGGAACAAGCGAAAGCGGGCGTTGAAATCTCAATGACCGATGCCGTTAATCACATTATGAAAGGAGCACAAAAATGAGCAATACCCCTGAATTAATCACCGCCTACGTCACCGAAGGCAAAATCGAAGGTTATCGCATTGTCGCTTTCGGCGAAGAAAAAGACGGCGCAAAACAAGCGACCGCCACCACCGATAAGTTAATCGGTATTTCCACCCGCGTGCCGAAAGACCCAGGCGAACATGTGGATGTAGTGCGTAGCGGTTTGTATCCGGTAATGTACGGCGCCGCCATCAAACGTGGCGACCCATTAACTACCGATGCGCAAGGTCGAGCTGTGAAAGCTACCGCCAAACAAGCCTATATTGGCTTTGCCGAAGAAGACGGCGCAGAAGGTGATTTGGGTTCCTTGTTTATCACCCCGGGTTTTGCCGCTGAATAACCCGTTCATCAAAATTAAGCGAAAACTGTAATTAATTTTCACCCATTGAAAAAGGATTAAAAATGAGTAAAGCAAATTTTCCGGTTAATCCGGTTTTAACCGCCATTGCGATTGCTTACCGCAACCGCCGCATGATTGCCGATGATGTGCTACCCCGCACTGATGTAGGCAAACAAGAATTTAAGTATTTGCAACATGATTTGGGCGAAGGTTTTACCGTGCCAAAAACCATTGTTGGCCGCACCTCACGCCCAAACCAAGTGGAATTTAGCGCTACCGAATTAACCGCCTCCACCGAAGACCACGCATTAGATGCACCGGTGCCGGTAGTTGACGCGAAAAACGCCCCAGCAAATTACGACCCGGACGGTCGTGCCGTGGAGCAAACCATTAACTTGATTGAGCTGGCGCGCGAAATCCGCACCGCAGGCTTGGTGTTTAACGAAAAATCGTATGTCAACAGTAACGTCAAAACCCTATCCGGTAACGACCAGTGGACACATGATGATTCTGATCCAATCCGTCAACTGTTGGAAGCATTGGATGCGCCAATTATGCGACCAAATATCATGGTCTTAGGGCAAAAAGCGGCGACTGCGTTACGCACCAACAAGAAAATCATCAAAGCGTATAACGGTACGTTGGGTGATTCCGGCTTAGTGCCGTTGGAGTTTTTGCGAGAGTTGTTTGAGCTCGACCAAATCTTAGTTGGTCAGACGTTGGTTAATACCATGAATCAGGCGAAAAAGCCGGTATTGGCGAACGCTTGGGGCGGTCACTGCTCGTTGATTTATCGTGATGTATTAGCCGACACCCAACACGGCACTACCTTTGGCTTGACTGCCCAATTCGGTACCCGCGAAGTGCGCACCATCTTTGACAACGACATCGGCTACCGTGGCGGCAATCGTCACCGCGTCGGCGAGTCTGTCAAAGAGTTGATCACCGCGAAGGATTTAGGCTTCTTCCTCAAAAACGTTATCTAAGGTCACCGAATGTATATCACACTGCAACAACTCTACGAAAAGCCGGGCATTATGGAGCTCTCTCAAGTCACAGCTCAGGTGGGACAACCGCCTGCTGACTGGCGAATCTGGGGCAAAATTTTGGATGGTGAAGACATCGCTAACTTTTCACCCGCTGATGTTGAGCGGGTGAATCAAGCGATTAAACGTATCGAAGAGGTGATCGAGGATTCGAGTGGGTTAATCGACGGTTACTTGCGTCAACGTGGCTATAAGTTGCCGTTTAAGCAAACGCCGCGCATTTTAACCACCTGGGCGCGCAGTCTGGTCCGTTACTACCTGCATCAGCATTTGCCGGCGAAGGAGGCGGATAACCCTATCGTGCGTGACTATCGGGATACGCTCAAATTGTTGCAGTTGGTTGCGGAAGGTAAGTTTTCACTTGGTCTGGAAGATGAGCTTACGCCCATCAGCGGACTGCCGAAATTTAGCAAAAAAGCCAGCGACCGTGTGTTTACCGCCGAAACCTTAAAGGATTACTAATGCAATACGGACCGTTTGACATTAAACATGTGATTGAGCAGCTAAAGCCCCTACAACCGGACTACATCCACACGTTGGGGTCTACCGCTGAATATCGCTCTATCAGTGATGTGAGTTTGGCGGGCTTGGCAACGCCTGCGGTGTTTGTCGTGCCAAACGGCGAGATGGGAACGCTCAATGATGTGGCGATACGTCAAATGGTCACCGTGAGCTTTTCGGTCATCGTGATTGTGCAGTCGTATCAGTACAACGTCGAAACGCCGCATTTGAGCGTAAGCAATCCGGTTATCGGCAAAATCCGCGAGCAGTTAATGGGTTGGCGCCCACCGGTGCCGGGTGCAAAAGAAACCTTTTTTGTACGTGGCGACATTGTGGATTACACCAACTCTTATCTCGTTTGGATGGAGACCTACCAAACCAAAATCATCATAGGGAGAAACCGATGAAGCAAATTAAATTAAACCAACCGCATGTCCACGCCGGCATTAGCTATGCCGCAGGTGATGTGATTGAGGTAACAGACGCTGACGCGGCGTATCTCATCCGTCATCAAATCGGCGTGAGCGGAAAAAGTGCGGTGAAAAAATCGGATGAATCTGATAAGCCGACTGAGCAAGTGGCCTCAGAACAGTCCGCTCAATCCGAACAACAGCCAGGCAACAACGCCGAAAATCCGCCGTCCGCCGACGGTGAAACCGAAAATCAAAATCAAGGAGAACAATAATGGCACACGTTGAAACGTATTCTTACGGCCAAGGAAAACTCTATCTTGCCGTGCGTGACGCGACGGGCAATATCGGCGCGCAACGCTGGGTGGGGGATGTATCAGAACTCTCTATCTCATTGAGCGTGGACAGTTTTGAACACACCGAGTCTTATTCGGGAACCCGTCAAAAGGTGCGTAAAATTCCTACTGGCAAATCAGGTGAAGTATCTGCCAAATTCCACGAATTGAGCATTGAAAACCTTTCGCTGACCCTGCTTGGTACTGCGGCCAAAAAAGAAGCGGCAAGTGTTACCGGTGAAAAATTGCCTACCGTAATTAAAACCGGAGATCGCATTGCATTAGCCAACCCTGATGTGAGTGAGGTAAAAATCGGCAGCCTGGTCGAAAACACAGATTATAAAGTGGACGCTATTTTCGGCGCTGTAGAGTTTTTAAAGGACATCCCGAACAACACCGACACTGTGGCGTATAAGCATGGCGCAAGCGAAAGCGTCGCAATGCTGACGGAAAATTCGAAAGATTTATTCTTACGATTTGAAGGTCTGAACTTAGCCGAGCTTAACGAATGGACCGTGGTTGAGCTTTATAAAGTGAACTTTAGCCCAACTGATGCGTTGTCATTGATTAACAATGAAAACTCATTAGACGCGCTGACAACTAAAGCCACTGTACTTGCCGATACTACTAAAGTGGGTGACGCCGCACTAGGTCGTTTTGGTCGCGTGATTAAAATCCGCAAATAAACCATTCCCCCGGGGTAATGCCCGGGGAACTCTCCAAGCAAAATATAAGAGCAATAAAAATGCAAAACCAAGCCACCTCCGAACTTGACATCCTCTACCCAAATCGTGACATCACCGTGGGCGGTGAAACCGTCACTGTGAAGGAATACACACTTATCCAGCAAATGCAGCATAACGCAAAACTGGCAGCGTTTATCGCAACTTTGCGCAATCAGTTAGCCAGTGTTGACAAGCCCGAAAACGCGCGTTGGGATGAGATTATGCAAGCGCTTGCCGACAACTATGAAGCCATTATTGAGCTGGTCGCCGTATCCATTAACAAGCCTGTGGCATTTGTCGCTAATTTAAACGCCCAAGAAGGCGAAGATTTGATGTTGTTGTGGTGGGCGGTCAACAGTAATTTTTTTACCCGCAAAGCGGTGCAACCGCTAGTCGAGCAAATAGCACAGACCAATGCGCGCCGCCTGATTGGGGAGAAATCATAGAGCACTTGGTGGCGAACGGTCACCAATTTAATGAGCTGGGGCAATACACCGCCCGGCAACTCATCTTGTTTTACGAAAAATCCATGCTCCGCGCCCGCCGTGAGCGCGCCGCACGAGCGATAGATTGCGCCGTGGGATTTAGCGGCGGCAAAGATTTAACTAACTATATTAACGACCTGACCGCATAAGTGCGGTCAATTTTTAGGGTGAATTTATGGCAGCAGATACCTTGACGCTTGCAATGCGCATTAAAGCCGATGTGGATGCGGCGGTGCGCAATTTTAAGCAGTTTAAAACCGAGATTATCGGCGTCGGCACGGCAAGTGATCGCTTGAGCGCGCAAGGTAAAGCGGGTGCGCAAGGTTTGAGCGTGCTAGATACTGTCACCGGGCAACTTAACAACAAGCTAAAACAAACCAAAACGGAATTAAACAGTGTTAGCCAACAATTAAACGGGTTTAAGTCCCAATTATTAGGATTTACCGCCATTGCCGGCGTGTCTCTTGGCGCTAAAAGTATCTTACTTGATGCCGATGCTATGACTAGCTATCAGGCGCGCATTAAACTTGTCTCCCGCACAAACAACGAGGCAAAAGGCACATTTAGAGAGTTAATGGACATCTCTAACGAGACGGGCAATGCGTTTAAATCCACGGCGGAGCTTTACACCCGCGTTTACCGTGCGTTGGGTGATAAAGCCAACAGTGCGGAACTCCTCCAATTTACCCGCACATTGCAACAAATGGTGGTCGTCTCCGGGGCATTACCCGAGGAGGCTAAATCCGCCATTATCCAGTTATCCCAAGGTTTAGCCTCCGGTACCTTGCGCGGCGAAGAATTTAACTCGGTCGCCGAGCAAATGCCTATCTTTTTAGAGGTACTACAAAAATCCCTCGGTAAAACCCGAGCTGAATTACGCAAAATGGCCGAAGATGGCGAGCTCACACCACAGATTATCTTGAGTGCGACAAAAGAAGCCGCTGCTGAAATCGAAAAACAATATGAATCTATGCCGCTGACTATCGGTCGTGCCGGCGCACATTTTGGCAACGCGTGGACCGAATACCTTAACAAAACCGACAATGCTATCTCTTTAACCGCAACAGTGGCGGCCGCAATCAGCGGGCTTGCTAATAATCTAGATTTATTTGGCAATGTTGCACTTGTGGTTGCCGCAGTGGCCGCGTCCCGCTTTGTCGCCGGTATGGTGCAAAGTGCGGTGGCTATGGCGCGCAATGCCGCGGTGACAGCAGCATCTAACAATGCATTAGTTGCGCGTGCCGCAATCGAGGTTAAAGCCGCACAAGCGTCGGTCGCCATGGCGGCGTCAACGGACAGGGCAACACTGGCCACAGAACGCCTGACACTGGCTAACCGCAATCTCGCTGTGGCTATGCGCGCCGCAACGTTTAGCGGACTGGGACAAAGTTTACTCGCGCTTGCAGGTGGCCCTATTGGTCTGGCTATCACTGCTATTTTTGGCCTTTATGCGGCGTATGAATACATCAAAGGCAAAGAGGCGGAGCTTGATGCGCAATATCAGCAAACGACAAATAGTATCCAATCCAACATCGAAAAAACGCAATCATTAATCCAAGCCCGCAAAGAATTAGGCGAAATGGGCGGATTTAGTGAGCGTTTGACGCAGGTTGACATAAACAATAAAAGCCTGGACGAAGCCAAGGCGAAACTTGACGAACTAATCCAAGTCCGCAATCAGTTACAAGAGCAAATGTTGACCGACAGTGTCGGCGGATTTTTGAATTTAGAAAAGCTAGAAGAAGCAAATAAGCGAATCCAAGAGCTAGAAGCGCATATCCGGGAGTTACAAGGTAGCACGGACATCTTAGCCAACACCAACCAAGAACAGCTTACTGCCGCCTTTAACGCGGCAATTGAAGCAGGTGGCGAACTTGCCGAGAAACTCAAAGCCCTGGGCGACCCAACAGCGCCGGAAGCAATGAAGCTATTAGAGGACGTCATCAAAAAGAATGAGGGCGCGCTTGTTGAGATGCAGGGTGAACTCAAAAATCTGGAGACTAAATTAAAAAGCGAGTTTGCCGACGCTACGCTGACCGCCGCACAAAAAATGGAGCAATTTAGAGATCGTGTGATTGCCGCCGCCAAAGGTGCAGGAAGCAGTGGGGCATTTTTGCAACCGTTAATCGACCGGCTCAATAATGTAATTGAATTGCAAAATCAGGTGGCCGCCGCCAAGCAATCAAAAGAAAACGAGAAAAAGCTGGATGCCCTACGCACACAAGCGGAAAAATCCAAGCTGAATGCCCGCGGCCAACGTGATTACGACATCAAACACCACAATTGGGACAGCGAAGAACAACGCAATCAAGCGTTGGCCTACTCTGCTCAAATCGAAGCAGGCGAAAAAACCAAGAAATCCGCCCGGTCATCAAAAACAAAATACGATGCCACAGACAAAAATCTTGCGCTTAACGTGCAGTATTTGCGCTTAACCGGGCAGGAGGTGAAAGCCAACCTTACCGACATTGAGGGGCGTTATAACAAGCTATTAGCCGAGTTTACCAAGCACTCCAATGTGGACGGGATTAATCTGATTAAAAAAATCTTGCCATTGGAGAAAGCAAAAGCCCAAGTTGACGGCGTGCAAAACGAGATTAATCGCTTGTATCAAAACCAAAGTACGCAAGAGCAACGTATCCAAGCACAGGTGCAGGTGGGCTTAATTAGTCACCTTGAGGGGCAACAGCAACTAAAAGCATTATACGGCGAAACCGTCGCCGAACTAGAAAAACAAATCCCCGTCCTGGAAAAACTAGCCCAAATGCCGGGCGCTCAAGGTGAAGCGGCCAAAAACTCATTGGAAGGCATGAAAATCAAGATTGCCGAGCTTAAAAACGCGGGCGACGACTTAGAGAAGACCTTTAAAGAGGGTTTAACCGAGGGGCTACAAAGCTCAATCGTGGGCTTAGCAAAAGGCACGATGACACTGCGTGAGGCAGTGTTAAATCTCGCCAATACCATCATAAACGCAATGATTAATATTGCCGCGCAACAGCTCGCCATGCAGGCGGCAAGCGCGACAAGCGGTTGGTGGGGTGCGATTGCTGGCGCATTTTCTAGTGGCACGGTGACGGCCGCGACAGGGGGTTATATCCGTGGCCCAGGCACAAGCACATCGGATTCCATCCCGGCTCGCCTATCCAATGGTGAGTTTGTGGTTAAGGCAGATTCTGTGTCGCACTATGGTGTTGGCTTTATGCACGCCATCAACCGCCGACAACTACGCTCATTTTCACAAGGCGGGCCGGTATCTGTCCCACCTGTGCCAAGCTACAGTGAGCCCGGATTAAGTGATTCCTTGCGCGACGGTCGCACAGGCGCGCAGGTGGTAGCATCACCGGTCAACATCCAGCAAACCTTGGTAGTTGACAGCGCGGAGTTACTTGCCGCGGGGCTCAATACCAATGAGGGCGAAAAGGCAGTCATCACTATGATACGCGCCAACAAAAAAACCATAAAAGATATTTTAAATTAAGGGGTTATCACATGGCATATAAAACCGGCACCGCGCAAAACGAGCGCGATTTGCTTGACATACTCAATAAGTTTTTAACCGCCGACCCGACGTTAGTTGCTAACGGACAGGCGTGGACGGTGTTGTTTGACAAAACCGTCGCAAAAACAGCAACGGAAGTGGAAAAGCGAAAAATCGTTTGGAAATCTACCGGAACCGGAGTTGAGCAAGATATTTATGTGATGTGTGAAACCGTCAACAATATCGCCTCCGATATTTACAACCTTAACTTTTTCGGCGGTACATTTTTTAATAGCGCATTAGTTACCGGCGATAACGTACAAGCAGGGATTATCAATATCTCGCCAGGAGTGGTGTTATTTGCCGATGCACGCCCGATTGACTATTACATGGTCGCCGATGGCCGTTGCTTTAAGGTGGTGACGCGTATCTCTAATGTGTGCTCAAGTGCCTATTGTGGCTTTATCCTGCCGACCGTGCTGCCGACAGAATATCCTTATCCGCTTTGTATTGCCGGCACGGCGCCAATAAAGACACCGATTAACTATAGTCATACCCCGATTTTATTACGCTACTCGAATACTGAGTCTTACAACTCCTCTATTGTAGATCCGCGTAGCGGCAACTGTTGGCTATTTACACCTGACCAAAGCTGGCGCGATTTTAGCGGCTCAGATTACACCAGATATAGCAATGATTCGGAATATCAAACTCTTTATCCGATGGCAATTTTACAGCGCTACAGTTCGCAAAACTGGGGCACGCTCAAAAAGGTGGCCGCTTCACCCGGCGGGCATTATCCGCTTTATCCCGTAGAGTTTATTGGGCATGCCAAAGGCAGTCAGGGGATTAACCGCTGGGGGGCGTATGATGGTATTTATTGGATTCCTGGCGTGCAACGCGCGGTGGGCGACGAGGTGACATTGCCAAATGGCAACAAGGGCGTGGTGTGTAACGGTGCGTTTCGCACCACGACAACCGATTATTTTGTGTTAGAGCTTGGAGCGTAATATGGCATATCAAACAGGCACCGCGACTAATGTTGCAGATTTACTAAGTAAGCTCGCTGAGTTTGCTGTTAATCTTAATTGGACTATCCAAAAAAATAGCACAAATGTGCTTTATTTAAGTAACGTAGAAGGCTATTGGGCACTTGAGTTTAAAGACAATATGTTGTTTGTAATTGCCAGCACCGGCGTTAATAAAAATCGCGACTGCTTCAATCAGCCGGGGGCATCATGCAATAACTCTTATCTCAAAACAAAAACCCGCACGTCCCATTTACAACACGGTAAATTTGTCAGTTATGACTTTTTCGGCACGGCGCAATATTTGCATGTGTGTGTGCAGTATCAAGCGGAGCGATTTCGGCATTTCGGGGTAGGCACGCTCAACAAAGAGGGTAAATATACCGGCGGACAATACGTTTTTGGGACAACAGTTGATAATAGTGATTATTACCGCCCTCGCTTAAGTAACAACCACACTTTCGGCATGTCTTCCGGGCATAATTCGTATGGTCCTGCGGTTCGTGCTGATAAGATTGGCGGGGATACCCGGACGCCTTGGTATTTTTGTGCAGATTCCCGATATGAATATTCTTTATCATCCTCCGAAACCGGCTGTTATATGCTTACAAATGGACGTGCTGATGATGACAATCATAATCCGGACCGGATGTTATTAACTCATAGTCAAAGCAAATTCGGACAGCTAGCAATGCCGGTGCCTAATGCGGTGATTGCACAATGTAAAGATAACTTATTCCGCCGCCTAGGTACTGTTCCTGATCGCTATGAATGCAAAATTGTCGGCATAGTGCCGCGGCAAAAATTACAAATTAACGGCGAGACTTGGATGTTTGTGCCAAGTACGCAATATCAGCCCGCCTCCACATCGATTGCGGCGGAAGGAAGCGAAAACTCCGGCGAATACGGTGTGGCATACCGCATTATTGAGTAATCCGTATGGCAAAGATTAACGGCTATAAGATTTCTGGCGGCGCAACCGCACAAATTAAAGATACCGCTTATCTTGACGGATTGGTGACGTATCGTGGCGCAAACTCCCGACTTGTTGCACAAAATGCAATTACCGACGGTCAGATTCATGCGCGCAATATCAAAAATCAGACGTTGGGTACGCAGGCGTATGTTATCCCTAACTATTACTCTGATCTTTACAAGCGCATCATTGTCATTCCGCACACCGTCAATCTTGGCTCTATATCAACCGACCAGACTTTTAAAATCCAAGTTTGGAATGCCAATAAAAGTGCGGTAAAACTTTTGTCTGTTTCCGTGGTTGGCGGTGAGGGCATAGAGCTTGTCGGCCCAACATCCGGCACATTTAATGCGCTCGCCCTTAAAAAGTGGACGGTTAAAGTAGGCATGCAGGGCGCGCCGGTGATTGATTGCGTCGTCACGTTTAACTTTTTGGGCAAAAATCCCGTTACGCTACGCATTACCGGCTCGCGCTCCACTGACTGGTCGTTTATGCCGGATTGGAGCGAGGACGTCACCGAAAATCTCGAGTGGCTCACCCGCGTTCACCAATCCGTGACCGCCGCAGAACAACGCATTGCGCGTCGTCTAAGTCCGCGCCGTACCTTTGAGTTTAAAGTGAGTTTTTCTGAGGTTGAGCGCCAACTATTCGAATCCGCCCTTTATGGCTACGGCTCGCGGGTGTGGTCGCTACCGATTTTTACCGACTGTGCAAGGTTGTTACAGCCTGTGCAACAAGGCGCGGTGGATTTGCCTATTAACACGGTGGGCTATGATTTTTCTGTTAGCGGGCGCGCAATTTTGATGACCGGAAGCAACAAAGAGATGGTCGAAATCACGGCATTAGAGCCCAATAAAATCACGGTCAAACGTCCAATCGTTGGCAATTATGACCGCACTTTTACCGCAGTTTACCCGCTCCGCTCCGCGGTGCTCACAGATATGCCGCAAGTGCGCCGTTTAAGCGACAACGTGTCAACTGCTCAAATCCGCTTACAACTGCACGAGCATAATGCGTGGAGTGATGATGTGAGCCATTTGCCTACCTATCGCAACCACCCGGTGTTAGAGCCGACATCCGAATGGTCGGAAGACATCACCGCGCAATATGCGCGGCTGATTAAGACGCTGGATAACGAGACGGGTTTGCCGTACTACTTAGATACGGCCAACAAAGCGATGCAAATCACCGCCCACCGTTTTGTGGCAAGTGGGAGGGAAGAACAACGCAAACTCCGCAATCTGTTTTACTACTTACGTGGCCGTCAGCGCGCGATTTGGGTGGCGACCTCAAGCACGGATGTGACGCCCGTGGGCGATATTGTCGGCAAGACCTTAGATATTGCCTACATTAACTACACCGGCGCACTGCAAAAACAAACGGGACGCCAAGATGTGCGCATTGAGTGCACGGGCGGTCGGATTTTTTATCGTCGCATTGTATCGTCCAGTGTGATTAATTCCGCCACTGAGCGGCTCGCATTTGACGGCGACACGCTCAACATCAAGCAGGCGGAGATTCTCAAAATCTCATATCTGACTCTCTCCCGCTTGGAGAGTGACACTGTGAGCTGGGTGCACCACACAGACGCGGACGGCGCGGCAACAGTGACGGTGAGCTTCCGCGGGCTCCGCGACGAACTGGAACCGTAAAAACATCGGAAAAACTGACCGCACTTTTAAAGAAGGTTTAAAGGAGATTTAAAGATGAGTTATTTAAGCAAAGCACATTCCGTCGCTGAGAGTCGCCCGATTGATTTATATCAATTTACCCGCGGCGAAAACGAAAAAATCTGGCGCTTTTGCAATGCGGACAAGGATTTAGAGATTAACGGCGAAAAATGGTTGGCAACGGCAATATCTGACTCCGGGCAAGGTGGCACAGGCGAGGTCAATGTTGTGTTACCAAGTAATAACCCCGTCGCGCAACTGTATCGCGGCATTGCGCCAAGTCAGCCCGTTAAAGCAACCATTATGCGGCTGGATATTGAGGAGCGCGAGATACGTATTGTGTGGATTGGCACTATAACCGAGGTCAAACGCCCGGAAGCCGCAAAAACCGAATTAGTGACAACAGGATTGTCATCCACCATGGATTATGCCGGGTTGCGCTTAACGTGGGGTCGTAACTGCCCGTACTCACTCTATGATTACGACTGCAAAGTCAATCCCAAAAACTTTGTCGTGGCAGGGCTTGTGATACAGGCAATCAATGGCGTCAGTATAACGGTCGGTGTGCCTAAAGAGCTTCCGAGTGGCTGGTTTAATGCGGGATTTATTGAGTGGATGGATGACGGCGTGCGTGATGTGCGTGCGGTTAAGACGCACAGCAACAATGAGATTACATTAATGGGTGGCACACACAAGCTTGCTGTTGGCATGACTATTAATGTTTATCCGGGGTGTGATGGTCGCGCGACAACATGTAAAAACAAGTTTAACAATATCTTAAATTTTGGTGGCATACCGCACATGCCAAACAAATCTCCGTATGACGGTTCACGAGTGTTTTAAGGAGTTTGAGTTATGTACACGCAGATTATTTGGGCTGTCGTCAAAGTCGTTGCAAGTATTGTCGTCAGCTATGCAATCAACCAGGCATTGGCTTCACGCAGTAGTAAAGCCGCCCCCGAGGCGGTGAGCTCCAATGATTGGGATTTCCCGCAGTCGGACGAGGGCACGCCGCAGTGTGTGATATTTGGGGATTGCTGGACCGAGGATTGGCAAGTTCTGTCGTACGGTAACTACCGTACGACCGAGATTAAAAAGGGGTAAACATGGATAAACTCATTATTACTATGCAAGACATGCGCCGCGTCGGCTATTGCGCATCAGGTGTTGAGGCGTTTTTTAATCGTGAGGGGTTGGATTTTAACGACTTTTTGCAAAACGGCATTGATTCTGCCACGTTTTTAGCAACGGGCAGTGTGTTGGCGCGTAAGTGCGTCAATGCCGCCATTGCTGCACATAAGGAGACAATGTAATGGGTGGCGGTGGTAAAGGCGGCGGCAAGGGTAGTAAGCCTGTTACGGTTGGTTATCGTTATTACTGGGATATTCATTCCGGCATTTGTCGCGGTCCTGTTGATGAGGTCGTTGAGGTGCGTTTTGACAACAAGACGGCATACAGCGCAATTGCGGGAGAGATTACAACAACAAAAGCGATTTATATCTTTAAGCCTGATTTGTTCGGCGGTGACGACACAGGTGGCGAGGGCGGCATTGTCGGACGCATGGAGATTCTGATGGGCGAAGCAGATCAGCTACCATCCGTCGCATTGAGTAATCTGCTTAACGGCGTCCGCAATCCCGAGTGGGGACCCGTTATTACTTACGGCAAACGCCAATCCAAAGGTCGCGGGATTGTCGGCGGGTTTCTTGGTCCTGGCTTTGCGTACGGGACCAAAAAAAACAAGGGTTACGGCTGGGCTAGCGGTGACATGGTGACCGACAAAATCAACAGTTGGCTATTCCCGGATAAACACACTCAATTCAAGCGCTATATAGATCCCGCCATGAATAACTTCGCCGAAGTGCCAACAAAAAAAGACGATAATGCGATTATTCCGGGCTTTAGGGGCATTGTGACGTCATTTTTTAGCGGTATGGTTTCGGCTTTCTCGGCCTATCCAAAAAAACACAGTTATCGTTTACGCCGCACACATAATGGCTGGCGTGATGGCGTGGTGTGGTACCCGGAAAAATGCCGCATCATCTTACGCAATGATGTCGTCAAATTGCCAGGATTAACCGAGCAACAAGCCGAAAATGCGCGCCTGATTTGCGCAATGAATCCTGCGCATATCCTTGTTGAGTGCGCAACCAATAAGAGCTGGGGCGGAAAAAAAGAACTGTCAGATTTGGATATTGAGAGCTACACAAAAGCGGCTGATACGCTGTTTAGTGAGGGGTTTGGGTTGTGCTTTAGATACAATCGCCAGAGCTCAATCAAAGAGTTTGTGCAACAGATTTTAGACCACATCGGCGGCGTTCAGTACGACAACCTTGAGACGGGCAAGCTCGCGCTCAAGTTAATCCGCCAAGACTACAACTCGGAGACTTTGCCGTTGTTTACCTATGATAACGGCATACTCAAAGTGTTGGATGATGACACGCCGAGCACCGATAACGCGGCAAATCAAGTGATTGTGACCTATCTTGACCCAGTGACAAACAAAACAGGACAAGCCACTGCCAACAATCTTGCAAGCATCCAAATGCATGGCGTTATCTCAAAAAATGTGGAGTACAAAGGGTTGCCAACGTTTGACTTAGCCGCGCGCGTGGCTCAGCGGGATTTAGAGATGACATCAAGCGGCGTCATGCGGTTAAAAATTGTATTTGATATGCGTGGCAGTGAGCTCAAACCGGGTGATGTGTTCCGGGTGCACTTGCCTGACCGTGGCATTGAGCAGACGATTATGCGCGTCGGTGCACTCACAAACGGCAACGAGGGCGAGATTGTCGCGACCTGTTTTCAGGATGTATTTGGCTTGCCTGCGGCTAACTACTCTACTACGCAATCAGAGTCTTATTACACCCCACCAGATTACAGCGCCAAACCGATTACTGCGCATAAGTTATTTGAGGTACCGTATTGCTTGTATCCACTCATGTTGGATGAGGCTAATCTTGCATTAATTAAGCCGACAGATTGCTATATTGGCGCGCTGGCTGCTAATCCTGGCGGGTTGGCACTTGGATACAGTATGCAGGTAGATTCCGGTGCCGGATTTAATTTGATTGGGGATGAGTCATTTACGCCGAGTATATTGCTGTTGAGCGATATTACGCCGTATCAAACAACCATCAAATATAAGTTTGATGCAGACTTTGCCGATTTGAGCTCTGCCGAGGCACTCATGATTGATGATGAGATCGTTAAGATTGAGAGTGTGGACTATCAAAATAGCACGCTCACCATTGGGCGCGGTTGTGGCGATACCGTTCCGCAAGCACACAAAGCAGGTGCGCGCGGGTGGTGCTACATATTGAGTGCAGGCGGGGATTCGACAAAATATACAGTTAATGAGCAATTAAAGGTCAAGTTATTGACCCGCACCGCGCATGATGTTGAGGACGAGGATAAAGCCCAGGTGCTTACACTTACCACCCGTCAACGTCAAGCCCGCCCTTATCCGCCGGGTAAAGTGCAAATTGATGGCGGCTACGGCAACACCATTAATGACAAATCCGCATTTAAACTCACTTGGGCACACCGTGACCGTGATGTGCAAGCGGATAAGTTGATTCCGCATACGGACGATAGCACCGTTTTGGGCAAGGATGTCAGCTACAAAGTAGATTTACTGGACGGCAACACCGTGGTGCGGTCTATTAATACTACCTCGACCGAGTTTGTTTACCCTGACGCCAAAAAGGTAGATGGTGAGCAATTTAGCCAAATAGCGCTTTATAGCGTCAAAGATGACTTGCAAAGCATGCATCGTTATGTGTTCAGGGTTGGCGGTGCAATGACATTGCTTCATAGCTTTAATTATCAGGCGCGTTGGACGTCTGGCGATAACGTTTTTAATCGCTACAATGATGGCGATTTCGGCGGATTGGGTTATTTGATGTTAGGCGCTAGTTCGCCAGATTACGATATTTACAATGATTACACCGTGCCGGCTGGGCAATACGCCCGCTTTGTGCTGGATTATAAGATTTTGACGTATAAGCAACGTAGCGGCAAATGCAAGGTAATTGTGCAACTGCTCAACGGCACAAACATGGTGCAATCATACGAGTCCGAGTTGATGGGCGACTGGCCAACAGACGATTGGCATCCTCAACAAGTATCTGGAGCGCTTCCGCCGGAGGTGACAACCATTAGATTTAAGATTGTGGCTCAGCCTGGCATTAGTAGTAACGCGCTCACATTTAGAGATATTACTATCAGGGTTGGGGAGGAGTAGCTTTCAAACGTTTTAAAAAATGACCGCACTTTAAGATGAAAAACAATTAACAACCCAAAATAAGGATTAAACAATGCAAGATAAAACAGTCACCCTCCGCAACGGCAATACAGGCACCGTTGTCTATGAGAGCCAATTTGGCAAGCTATTAATCGTTGAGCATAACGGCGATGAGCTACCACCGACGCACTGGCACAACGCTAATGGCTCATTTTGTGTGGGCTCACAAAGCCCGCTTGATGTAGTTGACATTAACCAAGGATAGATACAATGCCAAACAAACAAACAAACAAACAAACAAACAAACAAACAAACAAACAAACAAACAAACAAAGGAAGT